AATGGTTACTGATGTTGGTGTTGTTAGAGCAACTGCATCTGGGTCAGTTGTCTCTGTTAGTGTTGCGGTTTTTGCATCCAAATCAACATAGCGCTGTAGCACTACGGTTGAACCTGGAATTGCTTGACGGGCAGGACGCTTATCTGCGACAGAACGAAGTAGTGGTTCTGAACGGAGAGCGAATTCTAGAAGACGGTCATACGCCTTCTGAACTAGACCTGCGGCGCCAACTGTACCTCCAAGAGAATTACTTGAGGTATCTGTAAATGCATTTGCCATTAGGTTTCGTCACCTCCAAGTGACTATGAACTATTAGGAATTGCGTAGTAGGTGGATTAATTCATCCATTGAATCTGCGTTATCTAAACGAGATGCCATATCTACGGCTTTGTCTGGAGTCATACCGCCTTGAGTTAAGACATCTTGCTGACGTAATGTAGCAAGGTCTCTCTGCGTGTCTTCACTCTGAGCCTGTGGGGTATAGCCAATTAAATCTCCGTTATCACGGAGCCAAGAATCAATAGATTCCTCTGTGGCATCCTCTACATCTTTCAGAATAAGGCGTGCAGCCTTAGCGTTTACTCCCTTTTTTGTTAGGACTTCAGTGACGGTTTGTTCCCGCTTCTGCTTAACGTATCCGTCAAGTTGTTCGGTAAGTTCCTTGATACGCTTCTCATCAGCACGCTTGGCTTTCCTTAGTTTCTTAACCAAGGCATCGCCATCTAACTGATGGTCAGGTACTTCTACTTCGTCTTCTTCGTCATCCCAGTAGTTGTTGCTCATAGCAACCACCCTTTCTATTCGTTGTTAGTCGCAAGCCGCAGTTCTATCCAGGGGTAGATAGGCTGGCTCTTGCTACCAGTCTTATACACCGCACGGGGCTGGTCGGTCCGTGTCGGGAATCTAGTATGTTCCGCCTGTTTGTCTTCCAAGAGCACTTCTGCTTAATCCTGCTGCTCCGCCAAACTCTGCTATTTCTCTACCAATAAGGTCTCTACGTTTACGTTGCGCTGAAGCAAGAGTATTAAATACATCTTGTTCTGCTTCTGCTAGACCATATGATGGTAATGCTTTGTTGTAAATACCTGATAACTTCTCAGCAGTTGGAAGGCTATCTGCAATAGTTGCATAACCACGCTGCGCTTCAGCCTGTGTAACACCTTGTCTAGCCAACTGTTCAGATACAGCAACCCCAGGTTGTAGACCTTGAAGCCTTGCTGCTGCTCCAATTTCCGCTGCAGAAACCTGTGTTTGAATCTTAGGAAACTGTTGATTAGGGTCAAGAACATAAGCAACTAGGTCAGTATCGCCAATGCCATAGTAATCACGCAAAGTAGCAGCAATTGCAGGGTCAGCATTACGGACTCTTTGAACTGCAGTAACTACGCGATTAGATAATTCAGCAGCAGATACATCATTGCTAATAAACTGATTTACATAATCATCTGTATCAAACTGATTAAGCCCATAAGAACGCAGAATCTGGCGGTATCCATCTTCAAGATTAAGGTATTCAGCAGGTGTAAGCACCTGCAAACCCTTCTTTATGCGGTCTTCATTGGCTTTAAATCTACGCTTATAGTCTTCTGTTTCTTGTAGTGCAAAGGTAATAGTTGATTCAGTTGCGCCTTCTTGGGCAAGGCGTTTAATTGTAGGGATAAGTCCAGTTAAGTTATAGCGTTTAAGTCTGTCAGACATAATGCTGATAATTGACTCACGTTGCATCTGTTGTTCTTTTTCACGCTGTGCTTGCTGTTCTGCATATTGCTTAGCAAGAATATCTGCAGCACCCATACCGCCCGCAGCAGGAGTTCCTGGTATAAAAACATTACCAGCCGTATTAATATTACCCGCAGCAGCAGTTGCTTTATTAAGAGCATCAAGTGCAGCCTGTGCTGCTCGTGCTGCTGCCGCATCGGCATCTGCTTTAGCCTTTGCAAGTGCGGCTTCTAATCTAGCCTTTTCTTCTGCTGCAAGCCTAGCGGCTTCCGCTGCTGCTTTATCTGCTTCGGCTTTTGCTTTTCTTAATGCTTCTTCTGCTGCTAATTTATCAGCCTCTGACTGTTGAAGTTTAGCCTGAACATCTGCTTTTTCTTGACCTTCACGGGCCAGTTGCGCTAGACGGTCTGCTTCTGCAAGTGCGTCTTCGGCAGCCTTAGTAGATGCAGCAATGTCTGCTGCTGTTTGGTCATAAGGCTTAGAAGGTCTATCTGCTTCTTCACCCATACGAAATCTACCTGGGTCAAAAGAAGGTATGGGAACAGGATTATAACTTTCAATAAATTCTTCTACGGCTACTTTATCAGGATTTCTTTTTTTAGCCACTAGACAAGCCCCATATCACTCAAAGCCTTATAAGTAAGGTTATCCACTGTAGTCCTTGCATTGTTTGTTAACTCCCATTCAGGCGTCATACGTAGTTCACGCTCAAACTGCCATAATGGTTTTACTGCTGGCTTGCCATCTGGTCCTACATACTGCAAAGCAGCACGAAGACGTGGGTCTTCAAATGTAACCGAGTCTGCATCTTTTTCAAGAACGCTAGCAATAGCACCTTTGTAAGCCGAAGCCAAAGAATCTACAGATATACCAGCCTTAATCTGGTCTGAATAACCAGGAAACGCACTGGCTGCAAGATTACGAACTTCATCTTCAATATCTTCTGTAGTAGTTTTACCAAGAAATAAATCCTGTGATTTCTGTGCCCAGTATTTATCATCTAAATATTTATTTACACCGAATGAATTAGCATAAGATTTAAGAGCAGAGGTATCACCAAGTACTGCTCCGCCATAACCAGTAACCAAACCAGAATTAACAATTAATTCTTTAAGTTGGTTCTCATCCATACCAGAGTCATAGGCTTTAGATGCTAGACCTTCAAATAACTTAGCATCCATTTTAAGTCCTGAAGCAACAAGACTTTTACGGGTAGCCAATCCATACTTATTAAGACCATCGGCATATGCTCCAGGCTGTGAAGCCTTAGCCTGCAAACGAGAACGGGCTACAGAATTATTATTCTGATAAAAATTACTAGCCAGAATTGCAGCCTGCATATCATCATATCTACCAGCCAGATATGCTTGCCACGCTTCTTCTAATTTAGAATCAATTCCTTTGAGAGCAAGAAGCATTTGTATCTGCTCCGCAAATTGCGGGTTAGAAAGAACACCGCTTTTTTCTGCGGCTGCATTTTGTGCAGCCAATTGGGCTGCTGTTAATACGCCAGGTTCTGCCATTACATTCCTCCTGACATAATCTTTTGTAGTTCATCCATAAATCCAAAAGCCTGACGGCGTTCATACTCAAGCGGATTTTCTGTCTTAAGTTTTTCTTGTAGTTTTAATTGCTGTTCTTGCTGGTCAAACCCACCAGTAGTTCTAGATTGAATTTCTCCACCGACTTTTCTTTCGGTTGTAAGAACACCCTGTTTAACTATCTTATTTAATTCTTTTAGTTTTGCAGAACGTTGTTCTTCTGTTGGTTTACGCCCAAGGGTTTCTATATAAATACTATCTATAAAAGCATTAAGTTCTACTTTGCTTATGTCTTGAAATGTTCGGCGGCCAAGAGGTTCTGTTTCTCCAGCAATTCCGCCTACTAAACCTTTAGCAAAATTCAAAAAGTTTGGTGGCTCTTGCCCTGGGCCAGTAACATTCCCACTTATTACTGCCTTAGAATATTCACCAATAAGACCAATTAAAGCGCCATTAAAATCATTTGCTTCTGTATTTTTTGATTCATAAGTTGTTTTAGAAATCTGTTTCTTTTTATATAACTCTTCAAATAAAGTGTTTATATTTCCTGAACTTTTTAAATCCGAAAGCGCTACCTTTTTTATTTTTTCATATTCAGTATCTACTTCAAGAGTTTTAGTAATAGGGTCAAAATAAACATAATAAGGATTACGGTTTTTTCCTGCTAAATAAGTTGAACCATCAGGGTCAGTAACAATCTGTAAATTAAATTTTTCTATATAAGGCAATAAAGGGTTAGTCTCAGCAAATGGTCTTGACTCATAAGGAACATTGCCACCAAGTGGCGCTATAGATATTGGCTCTTGTTCTTCTTCTTGTCTTACTTTCTTCTTACCACCTTGCCACTCAGCATAAGTAACATCAAGTATATCTTTTTCATCAACAGTAGTAATTTGCCAACTATTGTTTTTAACAGACCATACAAGTTGTGGCTTTTGACCTGCTGGGAGAATAACAGCACCTTTGCCAGTAGAAGGTGTTGCTTCTCTAATGGCCTTTTTTAAGGCTTCCTGTTGCGCTGCAGTAGGTTTAGGTATAGTAATTTCTTTTGCCACTTTTACACCCTATACGTATCTCGTGAATAGTAATCCAAAATACTTTGGAATACTGCTCGGTTGGCTTCTTTAACTATTAAATCACCTTCAAGTAATTCGGCAATTAAGGCTTCAATGTCTGCTTTACGCTGACGTTTAGCATCTGCAAAATTTCTAGAATCCCGTAGGCTTGGGTCTTGAGCAAGACGAATAAAATCTCTTATCTGGGTTACAGCAATTCCTACTTTAGTACGACTAGCCTCAGGAATTTTAAAGGTAGGGTCTTGAACCATTTGCTCAAGGGCTTCAAACATTACGGTTTCGCTAGCAATTTCAAAACCACCGCCAGTAATGATTGCATCTAAGAAAGGATTAGCAGCCTTCATAGCCTGACGCTTTGCAGTAGCAGAATTAATAATAGCGGCTCTTGCTGTAGGGCTAACTGTTTTTTCTAGGTCTTCTTTTTCTTGACGTGCTATATCGTAATAAGTGCGTTTGTCCTGCGCTGTCATTACATCTAGATAATATCTATCTAAATCTTTGTTTGTAATAAAATCTGCTGCCTCTAACCAAGCATAAGATGAAGCATCAAAATCCCCAGCCTTAGGAGCAAAAATAAATGCTGCTTCTCCATATTTGTCCACTAAAGATTTATTATCTAAATACCAGTTTTTCATTTCTTTAGTTTTGGCAATTAAAACATTAACTTGTTTTTCATCTCGTGCAACTGTATAAACTAATTTGCTTGGATTTTCTCCAACAAAAGATGCAACAGCCATATCATATGGATTCTGAACATCTCCACCATATTTCTTTGTAATAGCATTTACATAATCATAAAATTGAGCACGAACACTCGTAATGCCAACAGTCTTTAAATAATCAGGAACATCTTTGCTTTCTTGAATTGTAGGTGCTACTGGTGATATAAGCCCTAAAACAGAGCGCATAACTAAAATGTTATGTGCAGATATTCTAATATTTCTTAAATATTCGTATTTTTCTTCTGATGTAGCATTAGGTCCTGGAATGTTTCCACGGGCTGCATTAAAAGCAATAGCCTGCATAGCAGCAGTTGCTTCCTGTCTGTCTTTTTCAGACTTAGGTAAAATAGCCCAAAGGCGTTGTAATGGCGCGGGTACTACAGCCTTTACAAGATTTATATTTTCGCCTATGCCACCCAACGCAAAGTTATCTAGTTCTTCTGCTGTCTTTTTAAAACCAACAGTATTCAACATAGTCTTCATACCTATAATACCTAAAGCAGCAATAGGTCCAGAAAGAGTAGGAACACCAGACTGGTCATCAAAAGATGGGTTAGCAAGTTTTAACTTTAATGTAAAGTCATTAAATAATGGTTGTTTAAATCCTGTATTTCCAGAAAACATTCTAGATACAGACTCTACTGTTTTAAATATTGCATCATCCATTGGCATAATAATGTATGGGTCGCCATTAGCGTCTTCATACAAATCGCCATATGCATCAATACCCGTATGGGTTAGTCGCATTCTGTAAAGAGCACGTGGTGCTACGTCGCGCAAGCGATAAACACGGCGCCAAAAATCTTCAGTAGCACGATAAAAACGTCCAACATTTCTAACAGATACAGCAAAGTTAGTCCGAACAGTAGGATTATCTACAAACTTTAATATAGTATCAGCAGCCTGAGCCAAAGATATTTCAGTAAATTTCTTCTGGACTATATCTGTAACATCCTCTAATGCATCTTCTCTATAAGTTACAGGAACTTGTCCAGCACCAGTGCCTCTTGGTAAATACAATTGTTTTTTCTTGTATTTAATATCGTTAGGATTAATATTATTTATTCTCATCTCATTTAGACGAGCCTGCATAACTCTATTAATTTCTGTCTGCTCTAAATTTTTGTAATTATCTCTAATACGGAAATAAGTAACCCATAACGCTGGTTGTCTTAAAAGACCAGTGACTTGGTTATCCATAATATTCATCATATTATTTCCAAGCCTCATCCAGTTTGATTCTGGGTCATTTATAAGCGGAACATCTGGCAATTCTTGTTTAGTAAACATTCTTCCTTGAGGTTGAAATCCTTTAGTAAGAGTAAAAAATTCATTTTCATTAAGACTTTGAGTTGCTATATTCCATTTATTCTTTATTTCTTTACTAGACTTAGATTCTTCTGCAAGTAATCTTTTATGAGTGTTTATTAAACGCTGCAATAAGCCATCGTTAAATTTATCTGGACCTCCGTGAAACGCGGTATACATATCCAGTAAAATTCTGTCTACATTATCAGCGGCTATTTCTATATCGGTCAATCCACGCTGTCTTAAATCAGAAGTTCTACTTAAAGTTCCCGTGCCATTGGCAAGGGCTACAGGGTCATTTACTTTATGAGTGACAGT